AGTCCTGTTGGGTTGCTCCACACCAACCCCCGATCTGGCGCTCTGTGCCAGGGGGCTGGTGTGGGGAAAGCCAACAGAGTCTCCGGTCTTTCCCAGGTGTCAATATGCTGTTTTATGTTGGTTATGGGCGCGGGGGGTCTCCTCTAACCTCCTAGTCCTTCCACCGGTTACAGCTTAGCCGGCTTGGGCCCCGCAATGTCATTTTACGCACCAGCCCAATGAGGTGCAACGGTTTTTGTTTAGCCTGGATACCGATAGTCCCAGGGGGCTCGCAGGCCGCACAGTCTTTACCGTACTGTGGCACTCTCACGAGTGGCCTGACGTCAAGTCCTTCAAGTCCTTTGTTCATTTCCTTGTTTGTCTGTACCTTTTCCATGATCATTCCATGTCTTACAAGGCTCCTGTCATTTCCAATGAGTGGGTGGAGTACCTGTCTTGCACTCCTAGGTAATCAGCATACTCTTCTCTCCCTATTGCCTTCCGCACCTGCTCCACTGCCACTCTGATGTTCTCAGCCCATGAGGCTCTTGAGCTGTGACCTATCAGGGAGCCGCACCACAGGTCGTCCCGCTTTTGCAAGTAAGGGACATCCCTCCAGGCAGTGACAGGGGTCTTGTTTTCCATCCATTCATTGTCTTCTATCCAAACTCTATTCCACACCTGTAGCATGTCTTCTGTAGTCATCCATTCTCCTTTTCCGTGCACGGACCAAGTGGTTCTCCCGGTTGGCACCCAGGCTTTTGGCACTGCTGAGCAAATGGCATTGCCTGCCAATCTGAGGTCTCGTCTATGGAAGTACATCAGGCTCCACATCTGTGCGTACGACTTTGCCAAACATGCAGCTTCCTTCAGCACCCATCCTCTTCCAGGAGCAACTCGTGCTCTGCCTATCAGCTCATCCTGGTGACGGCATGGAGCGACAATGTGTCGCCCGTCCTTTAGTTGCAACTTATGGAAGTGGTGCGAACAGAAGGGCACTTTTTCCCAATCTGCCCAGCCTTTCGAGGCCTCCCATTCCTGGATGTCTTTTCTTATTTTTCCCATTGAATTGAGGAATCTAAGGGAATTTGAGAACCTTTCATCTAGGGGTTTAACCACGCAGTCATCACCACTGATGGCCATGCTTCTCAGCCTCTCCACTCCGTGGCTCTCCAGCCATTTGTTGACTTTGCTCTCATCCATCAGGTGCTCTGCGTCACTCTCTTCTAGGACGCCCTCGGCCTCCATGCATCTAATGAGCTGGACTTTCTCATTTGTAAAGGTGTTCAGTGCGTATGTCACCACCTGCCCACTCCCTCTTTGGTCCCTGCGGCTAATCACATCCATCAGGGTTTCCCCTTTTCCCGGCCTCAGCACACAAACCACTTTGTTCTTGTAAGCCATTTCCGTGAGCACCGAAGCCAGCTGGGCGTGCTCTCTGTCCATGCTCTCTATGATGAGCGCTTCGTCATCCAAGTCTGCTTCCGTAACACGAGTGTCCCATCCTGCTGTGTCATCGGCGTACATGAGTCCGCCGTGCCTCTTGGAAATTTCCTCTAGAACATAGCCCAGCTTTTGGAGGCCCATGCCTTCCACTCCGGCGTGGCTGTTTTCTCTGCTGAACCAGTGGTCCTCATTCAGGAAGCCGAGGGCTTCAAACTCTAAGAATCTAGCTCCCAGCCACATGTACCAGATAGCCCTGCTGCCTTTCGCTTTCCCAAATTCTGAGGTCTTTTTCTCTCTTTTTCCCATCATGTTGTACACACAGGTCCTGCACCTACCTTGTTTGTGCAGCTCCCTCTCTTCATCCACTAGCCTCCAGAACTTTGGATCTTCCACTGCTTCAGCCGCAGAGCTCCATCCTTGTTGCTCCGGCAATAGTGCGCCCAGTGCTGCATGGGAGCGCACTTTGGCAATAAACTCTTCCTTTGTGCACATCCGGGGTTTCTTGTTCCTTGACAGTTCTTTCCAGAGCCACGTGGCCACCAGTCTCATGGTCCTTTTAACTCCAGCTGGAACTGGAGGGACTCTGGTATCCACCTTCTCCTTGAACACTCTCTGTTGCCCAAAAGGGGTTGTGTCGGTCATGGCTATGTTCACAACTCCGCTCACCACATCCCAGGGCTTCGTGAGAAGCTTCACGACTCCGTTCACCATGGAGGCGGATGTTCCCTTTGGCTCGGTGGTGTAACTCCCTAGGTAAGCCCAAGTTCTGTAGGGGTGCTCTGGATCTTCTTTCCAAGTGTGGCTGTGGGTTCTCTTTATTAACTCCACACGCTCTTTGATCTTGCTCAGATCAGGTGTCTCTGCTTGGCTGCTCACCGCTCTTGTGCCAGTCCCAAGCATCAAGTCTGGTTCCATGCGTGGTTTCTTTCCTGCCATACGAAATCTGCTGACTAGCAACTGTGATGTGGTGTTCACTGCTGAAACCATGTTGCTTTTCCCTCCTGAGACCCAATACATCTCATACGTGGAATTGCGTGAAAGAGGGCAACGCACCAGCCCTCCTCCAAAGTTCCTTTGCAGACTTTCCAGCTTTTCCAGCACCTTCGGCATGTATGGACAGAACACTTTCACGCAAAATGAAGTCCCCGGTTTTATCCAGTTCTCTACCAGCTCCAAGACTTTCAGGGTGCGGGCCTCTTCAACCCCTGGGTTGGAAGAGCTTTCGCCTATGTCGCACAGCAGAGTGTCCGCTGGTTGCACTGGCAAGTAATGAACGTCAATTCCACTTTTCATTCTCACGATATTCCAGCCATAACTCTGCACCATGATGGGCTCCTCGTGTCCTGGCCCTCCTTTTGTGAATCCAGCCACCTCGTGGACCTTCTTTTGGGATGCAGCATAATAGCTCCAGCCTCCTCGTCCGCATCCGAGGTCCACCACTCTTCCCTTCAAGTCCACGAACCCTCTCTCAGCCATCCATGCCAGCTTGGCCGTCCCTCTTGAGACGGCATGCCCAGAGTTGGTAGCGTTTTCTTGGAGTGCTTTTCGGGCAGCGGTTCTGTCCACTTCGGTTATCCCCGCTCTTTTGTATGCATGGAAGCTGGCCGCTGACAGTTGGTTCAGCTCTCTTTTCCACTTCTCCCCCAGGGTTTCCCCTAGGCCTCTGTTGCTCCTCTTTGTGGATGACACGTTGCGGGTCACTGTATACATCAGTCCGGCGCCTGCGAGCATGCTCCCTCGAAACACGTTTGCTAGGGAACAAGCCGTGCTCGAGTTCCACATTCTGCCTGGGTTTCCCTCCCACAGGGTCCCGGCTGCTGCTGACATCAACGCCACTGCTTCTCCACACGTCCACGTGCTCGGCGTCAAGCATGCGCTCGCCAAGGCCACTGCCATCAGCAACACCTGCCCCATGGTCTTTTCAGTCTGTGGGTCCACATGCAAGTCCTGAATATCTGTAACCACCACCCCGTCCACAACAGGGTTCTTCATTATTCCTGCCGCCGTCCGCTTTTGGGCCGCTCTAACCGCCTGTGCTTGCAATCCTGGGATCAGGAAAGCATAGTGAGCGGCCAGCAAGACTCCACTAGCGACCATGACTGTTGGGGTTATTTGGGTGGCGCACCCAAGCAGGAGCAAGGGAACTCCCCAATCCCACTTGTAGAAGGGGACTCCCGTCCCCATTCCGAACAGAATCCCGGCCTGGTTGCCTATTGCTGTCAATGAGAAGTTGTTGTATGTGGTAATGATGCTGTGCTGCACGAAGGGTGACAAGATAATGGTAATGACTGCGTACAGTGTCCAGGTGGTTGCAGGTTTCAAATCAAGTTCGAGCCGTGGCAAAGACCAGCCTGGCTCATTCACCTCCTCTTTCTTTAACAAGCCTCGGATGTCAGCCTTTGTCCTCTCCAAAAGCCCGGCTTCGTTGGCGGCTACCAGTCCCAGGAGCACCGTGACCCCCAAGACTAACATGGCAATGTAGTTGTCCTGGACTGACCGCTGCCTCTCAGGCTCTGGGACGAGCACTATCAGCAGGAGCAAGGTCACGGTCATCCCGCTGGCGATCACAACCTTACTGACGTTGGCTTGCCAACACAGGCCGGCTGCTACCAATGTCACCACCAGTCCCGCAGTCATTTTCCCTATGGGTTTGCTCTTCATCATCAGCAAGCATCCACCGCCCGTTACTAGCAGCAGCATCGAGAAGAGCATTATGGTCTCAAGGGTCTCAGGGAGCTCTCCGACCGCATGTCGGTAAGCTCTCCCTGCAGGGTCAGCTGTACTCAAAACTGTCAGAGTGTCAACCGCTGCTTTGAATCTCTCCAGCAGATGTGAAGGAACCTGGGCAAGCCCATCGATCACTCCGGCTGTTGCTCCCCTTCTCCCAGCAGCAAACTCTTTAAAGGCCCTTAGGGCCGCATGGTCTGAGCAGACTCTCCCATCCATCCACCGTGGCTTCAGCACCTTCCGCTCCCCCTCCCTGGTCCAAACCTCGGCAGGGACGCTGTCCTCTAAGATGGTGTTGTTCCTCTCACCATCAAAGCACCATTTTTTGTCATTGTACTGTATGCCCGCTGACGCGACCTGGTAGGTTAGCCACACTGGCAATTCAGCTCTCTTGAGAAGCTCAATGAACACTTTTTTCTCTGGCTCCCGCAGTCTGTAGATCCCGTCAACGTCATTCACTTTTCCTTGCTCAGGTCCATAGAGCTGGGGTATTATCCTGTCTGGCATCTGCACATTGTCAAGGAGGATTTTGGCTTCTGTCCAGTGGGCGTGGTCACTATCATCCTCAACGGTCCCCCCCGAGTATCGGTACTCGTCACCTGTTCTACTCGGATTTCTGCCGATCCTCCCTCTTCTCTGAGCGGCGCTTGAGGCGGTCACTGGGATTGGTCCCACCAGGTTAACCCTGCCTTCCTCCAGAATGACTGGTTTTATGCATTTTCGTGAGTCAATCACGCGCTCAGCGTCAAAGTTGGCGCCCATCTCCGAGATGTCTGTTGTGATCACAAAGTCCCATTGTTCATTCTTTGTTCTCTGATACTCTGTGTTGAAGCTTTTCCTATTTAGCTGAATGGTTTTCTTTCCTGCCTTTTCCAGACAACATGCTATCTCATTCCCATTGCGGACACTAGGAACAAACCACACAGTCTTGCCAGGATAGTCGGTGACCCATTCAAACCCTTTATTCCAGGGTTTATCGGGAACCATGATTTCCATGTCATCTACTGGAGAGTTCGAATCAGGGAAGGGGTCAGCATGGCCTGGGGGTGTGGCAGTCATGAAAATGGCTGCCGCTTCTCCCATATTGACTTTGGTGGCTATGTACCCTCTCGCTGCAATGCTTGCAGGATCTGTGAAATGTGCCTCATCCATGACGAACAAATTGTAGTTAGGAACCCGCATGGGCTGTATCAACCGCATGGTGAATGTTGCATGGCACATGACATCCACGATCTCGGTTCCTGTGTGCTCTCTCTGCACGGCTGTGGTCATGTATCTAACGGGCAGCCCCTTCAGAGCCTCACCCATCTCCGCGGCAACAACTCTCGTCGGGGCCAAGATGACTGTCCTCATCCTCCTGTCAATAGCTTGTTTCACTATCTCAGGCAGGATGCGTCTGGTCTTTCCCGCCCCGGGATGGAGGTCAAGAATGGTCAAGTTCTTTTTCCTGAACATGTCGTCACTGACCACCTGTGGTTGGGTCTCAGGGTGCTTGACCTGGGATATGGCACTCACATATGAGCTTCCGCCCACCAGCACACCGTTCCCGTACAAGCCCACAACCTTCCCTTCACTGTTTAGGATGGGTGAGCCAGAGGTGCCAGCGGGGTAATCCAATGCAACCGCCCCTATGGTCCCTGTGGCTGTGTTGAATATCCCAGGTTTGGTCTGCACATTCTCTGCTCCTTTACCTGGTGCCACTGCAATTAGCTGGACTTCTGATGTGCCGTCCCATTTTTCAGTGAGCTTCCATGGTCCACCATAAGAGATGGCATCTTCCTTTACGCTTCCCCAGTAAGGGGTCAGCCTTCCACCATTGTATTCAATGGTGCAGCCTCTAGTGACATGCCACATGGTGTGAAACACCCCTTGTGTCATGACGCCCACTCCTAGTTGTGATGGTCCCAGAAGTTTTTTACTCATTATCCTGTACACCCCGTCGCCGAGGACGGCAGGAGGAGCTGGTCTAGGGGCTGGCATGTCCCACAGAGCTCCACTCCGCTTCGCTTTCTTGTCATAGAGCATCCAGACTCCCATTGCGAAGGGGATTGCCAGCGGCCACATTCCACACACAGCCACGAGGGTTGCCTTGAGGACGATAGATTCTGTGGATGGTCCTTTATCATCAATCAGTTCCATATCTCCACCTTCTGTGATCTTCACATCAAGCCTTGGGCTGGTGCCTGAAACCGCTGCGTCCGGACACCAGGACAGTTCCGCAGCGCGCTCTAAAAAAAGATCTGTGCCTTTTCCAGATATGATGTAGCAAACCAGCAGGAGGCCGGAGGCTACGAGTGGCCCTGACAGCTCAGCTCCGGGCTTCATCGTCGCGCCCATCACCAGGCCCAACATCCCTACGGCGGATAGAGCTTCTGTTGGGGGCCAGCTCCTTCTCTTCTCTCCTGTCAGGAGCAAGGGCACTGCAGCCAAGGGTGATAACCTCCCAGCTCCCCACATTATCCAAGCCAATCCTAGAGGGGCTGATTTCTTTAGACTGCTGCTCTTTTTTGAAAGGATGATGCCTGCAGCTATTCCGAGCATTGCGCCTTTCCATGCTGGCATGACATTCCTCAGCCCTTCCTGTGTCAACAATGCCAGCCCAACCAAGCTCCAATTCTTGGCCCTGCAGTCGGCGCTCGCTCTCAGCACCAGCACAGCCATGGCCATGGCATCCAGTAGCTCGGGAATGTTCCACTCGAGCCCCGCCACACTTAGGTGCATCAGGCAAGCCGCCACTGCCAGCCCTATCTCTTCCCTTGTGCCCCAGTGCAATCTCCATAGATATGTTGTTAGCAATGCCGGCCTAACTTTGAAAGTGGCAATCAACGCCAGATGGGCCACGTCTCTACCAGAGTTCACTTCAGCGAACGCTGTCCCCACCAGGAACATGTACCTGCCCAAGTCCATGAGAGTGACCCCACCAACCAGCCAAGCAGCCAGCAGCGCGACACCAGCCACCATGATTCCCCGGGCTGTGTAACGCTTTTTTAGTCCTTCCTGCAGGGCCAGGAAGACCACCACTGCTCCCAGCGACAAGCTGTCAACTCCAGAGCCTGAGCCAGCTGACACCCTAGCCTTCACCAGGGAGTCCTCCTTTTCATTCTTGGGCCTAATTTCCATGGCGTACCAACACTCCTTTCCTTTCCTGAAGGAGAGTGGGGGCAGCGTGCAATCTCTACAGCACCAGTCTGGTACCACTCTTCCACTAGCTGTGGTTGTTCTTAGTGAAGGCCCTCGTCTACCACACTCCTCTGTGACTGTGACTGTGGTTCCTGGGCAGTGGTCAAAAACCAATTCAAGCTCACCTTCAGCCCAAGGCCCCTTGACCTGGGTCTGGTATCCTTTCCTGGTGTTGTGCCAAGAGCGTGGTCCTGCTAGTGTGTGTGGGATGATCAAATGACTCTCCTCCACTCCCTCACTCCAAATTGTGTGCGTAGAGGGCCATGAGCAGCTCTTCACTCCGGCCAGCTGGGCTCTCTCAAGCTTCCAGCTTCCGTTGTTTGCACTCTCAATCCAGTAAGATAGGTCTCCATGAACCGCTCTTTTGTCTTTGACAGCCGCGCCCATGGTGCTGGTTTCGCAGTCTGTAGTGTTCTCTTCATTGATCTTCATCCACACCCCTGTGTGGAACATCCCCACTCCATAGTCTTCGACCAAGAGGCTATTCCATGCCCTGCTGTCAGCTGGACATTCCTTCCACCCTTGGCCATCCACGTGGAATGTCTTATTCTTCCTGTCAACTGAGAAGATCTTGGACTTGCCCCAGGCTTTCCAACCAAAGGGAAGTTCTCTTTCCGCGGGTTTCAACCTCTTTGGCCCCCTCCGAAGAGGGTACGTTACTTCCCCGACAACCACGCTGATGTCCTTATCGTTTTCCTCCAGGATAGCATTGAGCTCATTCTCGATGGACTTCCACATGATGTGCTCTGTCTTTGACACTGACAGCACTCCACAGATGCCACTTTCCATTGCTTCCACAATGATTGCTCCGAGCTTCTTGGGCTCAGAGACGTGATACCTGTATGTGCTAGTCCATGATTCTACATCATTATAAACAAAAAGTCCATTTCCGCACTTCATTTCCTTCCTGGTTAAATCCATTGCACACCCTTGGTCCCCGTTCACAGAAGTGGCCAAAAAGATGAGGATTGCCCCCAATGTGATGAACCCTGCTGCCAGCGACGTGCTACGGGAGTTCACTCCCAGCCAGCACAGTAGCCCACCGATCAGGATCTTGGTGAACCAATTCATGCCACCAAACAGCGTCCTGAAGGCTCCGCCCAGAACCTGGTGCACTGCCTTTCCGATACTCTGGAACACTCCGCCAACGGAACCGAAGTCCCATGCAGTGTCCCCCAAGATGGCCATGCGTCTTGCTCCTTTCATGATCGACTCGAAGGCTCTCCCTATAGAGCTCCCGGGTTTATACCAATGGTAATTAATCTTTGTGGGCCCAGTCCCTACCACAATGTACGAATCTCCGAAAGGCGGCTCCACTTCCACAAGGACTGAATCTCCGTTCTTCATCACAATGGGGTTTGCTGTTACCAGCCGGCCCACATTCTTGTGCGAGTTCGCTTCACTTGAGACTGAAATAGGGACCTTACACGGAGCATCCCCTGAGTATCCTATGTCTACGGTGACAGTCCCATGTTGTGTTGGTGCGGGATTTCTGTGAAATGAGAATTTTCCTCCACACATGGCGTACGAGACACCTCTGAGCCGTAGCTTGTCCATCTTCAGTCTGCATTTCAGGTGTCCAGAAAAGATGGCTGCCTTTTCTGAATCCATTTCAGCCACCGTCGCTCCCGCCAGAGCTGAATGCAGAGCTCCTTCTTGAGAGCCTAAGACGACCACCTCTTGTTTCTTGGCATGGGCATCTCGGAACTCGACCAGGGCTTCCTTGTTGTTCCAATACTTGTATCTTGCGTCCTCTCCGGCCATCCACGGGAGGTCCAGGTCGTGATACCACTCCCTGTTCACCAACCAATGTTTTTTGTCCAGAGTCATCAAATACAATTGGCTGAAGTCCAAGCCTGATTGAGCCTCGCACGTCATGGTCATAGTGCCATAGGACTTCAAGTCCACTTCTGCCGTTGGTGCTTGTGGAGTGAACGTGATTTTGGCCTTGTGTTCCTCTGTGGCCTGCGCTATCTCGTTGTCAATGTGCACAGCTCCTTGCGAGGAGTGCACTGCAATGGCAACATCATAGGCCAGGTTTTCGGGGAGGATGATCTGGGCCTTGGTGTGTTTCTTGCACTCAAACTTTGTGCAAGACATGTAGCTGCCCTTGCCGAACAAGCCGCATCCATTTCCCCATCCTCTGTCATTATATCCTTTCTTACAGAGGTAGTTGCCATCCCCTTTTTTGTCAGACACTGCTTCTCCTTGTGTCGGGCATCTTGTCTCCATGACTGTATCACTTATGGTCGCCTCATAGCAGTAGGCCCTTGCATGAGCCATGTTGGAGGCAGCTGTCTTGAGAAGCTCTATGTCGATGGTGGGTCTGTTTTCACCCATGACTGTCACACAGGTCCCATGCTCAAGGACAAGGTCCACCCACGATGCCCCAGACACACCTTCAACAAAGTCTCTGTTTGACACACCAATGCAACGAATGCTGTAAGCAGGAGCCACTAAGAGCAGCAAGCCGGCTATGAGAACTTTCTGGGTTTTGCTCGTTCCCAGCATCCAACCTAGAGCACCGGCAACCAGGGCGAATCCGGGGTTTCTCAGGACCCAGCGTTCAGTTTTTTCCAGATGGGCTAGGTAAGACCTGGTCTCCAACCACGATTCGTGTCTTGTCTCAAGTTTTTTCTCTGTGTGGGGTGGCAATGACACAGACCTCCTTGATCTTCTGGGTTCTTGTGACTTGTGCAAACACGTCCCGTACATCACCCAGGTGGCCGAAGCATTGCACCAGCAGTCTATGTCTTCAGGTTCAACCAACTTATCAAGGATTGGGCATTCATACGTCATGGTATGAGCGCAGAGTTCGCCAACATCCATGGCCTGCAGTATGCACCTGTTGATGCCATCCTCGCCAGGTATGTCTATTGGCACTCCCACATCAGACTTCTCGGCTATCATGATTTTCGCTCCCTGGTAGTCTCCTATTTTAACTGCCGTTAGCACGCCAAACATGCTGAGGGTCCAGAACCAATTAACTGGGCTCCTCTTCCTCTTGTTGATGGTGTTCAGCATCTGTCCAATGTCCTTTTTGAACCCTTTGAGGGTTCTGCTGGCCTCTTTCTTCCCTACCGAGCTCCATCTCTTGAGGAGTCCAGGGGAAGGGCGCAGCGATGTGAATTTGAAGAAGGCAAGGAAGGCTAGAACCAGCCTAACTGGTCCAAACCCTCCCAGCAACTTCATAAGGATCTTCTTTAGGCCGAAAAGGCCAGCGCTAGATCCAAAGCGCTTCAGCATATTGATAGGCCGCGATGCGGCCCTTTTTTGGGTTTTCATTTCCGAAGAATCTGTTTTCTTTCTCAACACGAAAACTGTTGACACGAGTGTTAGAATAACTTCTCTACAAAATCTGTTTGTATCGATTCACACCGATCAAAAAAGT